AAAACCTTTTGTCGTTATGCCAAAATTATCAAAAGCCATGGTCTACCTCCTAAATGTAATATCCGTATTTTGCCAAATCGGCTTCGGGAATCCAAGACGCCGACTCGTAATTCTCATCCAAAATGAAATAGTAGTTATCGGGTGTCGTATATGCGCGGAATTGCGCGTCATCCGAACTGCGCCATACCGTGACCACCGTGGCTGCGGCTTGATCTGTGTAATACGCTAAAACGAAGTATTGCACATTTGCGTAGAGCGTCGCACTTGTTTGGCACCTCAAAAAAGAATCCAAACTATAATTCACAAGCATGTCACTGCAAGCAGGTCCAAACGCAAGCGCTATGCTACTTTGCTTTATGCCAAAAATAACACCATTCGGGAAATCGGCCCCGAGATAGTAAAGGCGCTCGTCCACTTTCCACAAAATCGGCGCTTGCGCAGTCGATGTGAACGTGAACGCGCCCGCATTATATGGCGTGTTCGAAGGGTGAACTAGAACAAACAGAATCGTCGGATGCACTGCGAAATCTGAACGGTACAGGTGTTCAATCTGCGTAATGTTTGGTGCGCTTTTATATATACCAAACTGACCGTCTCGAACGCGTCTGAAAACCTCCGTTCCATCTACATCCACGTTATACATCGCACCCACAATCTGTTTTATCACATCATGCGGGAATAAAATATCACTCGTCCGTTGCACTACGCTGCTTGTTGCTGCTGCGTTCTGAACACTCATCAAATCGGCAAATCGCTTTGCCTCTTGAAAAGTCCAGCTGCTTATTTCTGTGCGACTCATACGGATAGCGCGTATTATTAAAATTCCACCTCCAGACGTTCCATCTTCGTATTGAATCGGATTGAAGCCATATAATCCCCACGCATCGACATCGCCTTTACAAGCGTCTGTGACCGCTGTCATTATCGCGTGTTCGTCATTTATCGGCGCGGGGTGAATGGGAATCTCCACGCCCGCCTCGTATGCAATGCTGTGAAGCGCTGCCGTCGCTCGCATGAATCGGCGTACATTATCCGCGACGCGTCCCATGACATAATCGGGTAGCTGCGTCAAATCGAGATTTATATGTAAATCGTAACAATGCAAAAGGCTTGAATCTATCACGTTGCCGTTGTCATCAAAAGCAATTGTGTCATCGATGGTCACGCTCATGCCGGGATAAATATATCGCATCAACGCTTTGACGGCCTCAATCGTTCCCAATTTGCGGATATTTACAATCTGTTCAAACAGGAATTGATCCCGAGCGGCACGCGGCAAATCAGGATAATAATCAGCGGTAGAATATATTTTATATGCCGACTGCAAATCGTCCTCCGACAATGCCGCAATGCCTTCAAGCGTCCAAGGCACTTCCAACGCGTCTTTGAAGCTGACGCGCTGTTTCATCCATTCATCAAGTGCGTCGCACGCGAACTCATAGCCCTCGGCGAAACGCGGCAAAAGTTTCATGGATTCGAGTTCAGAAAGTTTCATGATTCCCCCTTAAATCCAGTTCACCGTTGCATTATTCCACTGCGCCGAAATAATGAACTTCTTACCTACCCCTGGTTTGTAATATGACGCGTTACTCTTGAACGTCGTGGCATACACGCCGTTTTCATCGGGCTTGCAAAGCATGGCCTCTAACTCGGCTTCGATATATGGCGTGTTGAAATGTGTTAATAATTTCTCCCGATATTCTGCGAACACTCGCTCAAAATGGGCTTGCGCAAGCGAGATGCCGTCATTGTTCAGCGCCTGAAAACGTGTCTCGTAATAAATGACAATTCCGATTATGTTCAAATACTCGGCCTCCCCCTCGGTCACTTCAACATAATCGGTAACACATTTCACGGCATCCGAAGACAGATAATCGCGAATAATACTATTTATCATCATCTTGTAGGCCGTTGTCGCAATCGACGACACAAACAAAGTTTTAATCTTTACTTTTCCCGCCTCAAAACCTGTATCGCCGTCCCGTAAGCAATACACATCTGCAAGGATCCCGTCATAACCTTTTTTGGCCTCATACTCATAATACGACGCTGTGCCGACGGATAGCGCCTTTATTCCTTCAAGGACATACGCACGAAAAGCGGCGTCGTTCTCTGGTGTATATTCTTCCATGGAATCGATCGCGCCCTTAGATGCACTGCTCGCTATGAGTAGGACTGTGTCAGGCAGTTCGATCCCATCAGAGATCATTCCGTTATACTGGCTACCCAATTTGTCGCAGTACAAAAACAGGCTTACCGTCGTTCCATCGCTGGGCAACGATACCGGCGAAATATTCTTGAAGTCAACATTTTGCGCGGTCGTCGCCACGATCTGCCCGACGTCAAGAACTACTGTCGATCCCGATATACTTTCAAGCGCAATAGCCATACGTGACGCCGTTGCCCCCGGACGTGTAATCCCAAACGATGCCGCGATATTATCAAGCGCGTCGCCTGTCGCTGTGTTAATGCTGACGGCATCCGCACCGCGTTTTATGGCTTGTTCAAAAACCCGCAAAACATAAGATGCAACCGCACTGAACGCGAACTCGTCCGAACCGATCAAAAGCGGATTGCCCGTCTGCTCATAATATGCCGATTTGAATAAATCTAAAATTTGTTCTGTCGTGTATGGAATTAAATCAGCCATTATTATTGCTCCTGTATCCGCTAAACTCTATTGTGTATGAGTATTGCCCCAAAGCAAGGCCATCGCTTGTGTTTCTCGAAGTCACTTTTACGCCTGTCAGATTTGGATAATACTTCGCAATCTGTGCCTTTATTTCGCCTTTGCTCAGGCCGTAAGGTGAATCGACATTTCCAAGACCAAAACTCCGAAATAGGATGTGATCACCGCGCCGGCATTCGAGAAAGTTTTTTAAGCAATTTTCAATATTCATAAAGTCCTCACTTCATAAGTATTACGCGGCATCGGAACGCGACCGCTCAATAAACTCAAATTCACTTGCACAGCTTTGATAATTCCATCCGCATCCACGCTCAACGCGAATGATGCCGATTTTACCACAACGCGGCCCTGATTGACATTATTTTCTATCAAATCGCCTGTCTTTCCCACCGCGTCTTCAAGCTGATAAATGCGCGAAAGTAAATCAAGATCATGCCACTGTGTCAACGTGTAAGTGATCGACCAAGTAGGCGCCATCTTGAAGCGCCTTCGGGAAACATCTTGCGATACTCTTGTTTTGTCCCACGTCCGACGAACGGAAAGGGATAAAGAATCACCGCGTGAAACCGTGCAGGCAGCCGGAATTTCAAGCGGCTGTGCTTTGTCGAAAAGTATTTGGATCATGGTTTACACCTCATCGGGAGCTATTGGCGTCATCGTCGGCGTTCCAGATGTCGTTCCAGAAACAGCGCAAACGTGCATGTGCGAATTTAGCGATATTAAACCAGCTTTTACATCTCCAGACGCGTTTACGTTTCCACCTGCTTTCACATCTCCGGACGTCGTTATGTCATAATCAAAATGTCCCTTAAAATCAGCGTTGCCAAGCGCAACCATTAACGCTCCCATGCCTGATTGTGTGTTGAACACGCCATAAAATCTCGATCCTGATGCAATTTGGGAAGTGTCCGTCCTTGATAATGGAGGCAAAAAGAAAGTGCCTGAAATGCCTTCATCATAAGCCGAGTGTGCTTTGCACTGATTCCCGTCGATGCTATCAACAATAAATTCCCCAAAAGTCGTTGTTTCCATGATCACACCTTTATATAGCTCGCTTCAATGCTCATTTCATTCGCCATAAAATCAATTTCGTAATGCGTCACCATAGCAGGAATCCGCGTCGCGTTTTTGATGATATTTATCACAGAGAAAAGCCTGATCCGTTTATCGTAAGGGAGCGTCAATTTGATGGCGTTCTGCATGAATTGCGCATATTTCAGACACTGTTCAGCAACGCTTTTTTGATTTATCACACAACAAGAATCCACCTCAATGCAGGCACCGTCATCACTTCCGATTGTGTATTGATGCACATGGTCGCACCAAATTAGTTTCGTAATTGTTTCGGTCTGTGTATCTTCGTCGATGTAAGTTTGAAAATCCGTAGTTGATGACAATGTGTAAGGCACTGCGTGAAATGCTTTATTTGAGTAGTCCACAAGCAATCCCAGAGAGTTTTCGACTTCCTTCAATAATGAAATTTTAGTTTCTCGGCTATGGATATAAGCAATCGTTGTATTTGTGTCATCAGCCCAGCTGCTAAAAATATCGGGAAGCGTTGCGTTTGTTTTTGAGAATGTTTCGACCTGATTCCATTCGACAGGAAAAACAGAAAACCGAATTGACAAATCATCATCGACTAAATCAGCCTCGATAACATGAAACTTCCCATATCCATTGACCCGAACAGCTGCATCGGGATCGCCGATCAAATCGGACAAAACATCCCGTGAAACAAGTTTTGATCCATCTTGAAAAGCGATCGATAAATCACCACCTTTCTCAGTCAAAATCAGGTTTGTTAAAACTGTTTTATCGTCAAGCGAAAGTGTATTTCCATTAGCTGTGACTGTGATTTCTGGAAATTCTGCCTGATCTGTTTCTGAAAATATAAGCGCCTTCGTCCTCGATGCGTCTTTTGCTAGTGACACTCCTGTCATTGTCAAATCGCATTCAAAAGAAACAAGTTCACCGAGTTCATCAAAGACGTTTGTTCGCGTCATCGATGTGACCGCAAATAACAATTCTGCATAAAGCGGATTGCCTGCAAGATAGGCGTGTGTCGGCTCAGTACCTTTTGCAACAATATCGTCAGAAAGCAGATCATCCCATTTCGTAAATGATTCATCGGATGCCATGCAGACGGCCCTTGTGACATTTACACGCAGCGAAATTTCTGCATTGGCCATCCTCTGAAATCGATTGAATCCGCGCGCGTTCTGCACCGTCTCGGCCTGCTTTGCATAGCTCAACGCAGTGATAAATGTGCAAGGAATTTTAAGCGTCTGAATTGTGAAGTATTCCATTTCAACTCCATGGGCTGGGAATGATTGCCACTTCCTGAATAACGACATCGGGAATGTTGAGAATGTCGCCATCGTCGAACGTTATCACGTCACTGTAATAATAATCATTCGCCGAAATAATAGCATCCATCGCCATTTCCTCGCCTGTGGTTTGATATGTGACATAATCCCATGTTTGGCCGTTGTGTGTCCTATACTGCATATTTAGACCCTCGCCTTAATAAAAGTATTCCCCCACGTCGAACCTCGCACAGCTTGCGCCATGCTTGACACCGTGGGATTCGGTGCAATGTTAAAAGACTGCGAAAAATTTTGAATAATCTGCATCGATCGGCCTCGCCTGGCATAGTCTAAGGGCAAAACGAGTTCGCTGCCTCGCTCGCCTACAAGCGTCGGCCCTCGCGTGATTCCGCCTTGTGCGTCATTCGGCTCTAACCCTGATTGTTGTGAATTGTCTGTCGGCTCTTTACTGCCTGTTTTCTCGGCGAGCCAGTCAACAATCTCTTGAATTTTGTTCATGAGTTTCACACCGAAATCAGCAATTCCGGAAATGAAGTCAATCAAGCCATTCATGAGTTTTTCTATTTTCCCCGACTTTGCCCAATCGGCTAATTTATCAACGATCGGTCTGACCGCAGGAATCAGTTTTGATAAAAGTTCATCTTTCTCTTGTTGAAGTTCCCGGGCATCCATCGCAAGCCGTTCGGCTTCTGTCATCTTTACAGAACTGTCATTGGATGAAATTGCACTTGTTAGCGCGGCTGTATCGATTGCTTCAAGTCCCTTGCGTAACTGCGTCCGATTCTGCTGACCTCTAACGAACCAGTCAAAATTATATTTCTGCAACTGCTCAAATATATTGCCTTTCTTTGGATCATAATTCCGGATAAATGAATTTAATGCCTTCTCAAGCGTGGCATCATCATCGAAGGCGTTTGAGCCTTTCAACGCAGCATAGAGCGCAACGGCCTCCGATTGCGATATTTTACCACGTCCCAATCGTGATTCTGTGGAGTATTTTCGAGCGGCCTCAAGCGCTGCGTCATCGATGCCAGTAGCCGATTGAATACCGCGCATCCTATTGGCGAGGATGTTATAATTCCGCGCCTGTGCTGTGCCTTTGAATAACTTGTCCAGAATTGTTTTATCCTCAACTTTGTTGTTCGCCGACTGAAACAGTGCAGCGGATCCAGGATATTTAATTTCTTGAAGAGCAGCCGTTTGAACTGCTCCGGCGCTTGCTCCCTTGCCGAGTGTGTTTTGAACAGCGTTTATTGCCGCAACGATTCGTTCATAATCGGCGCCTGTCTGAATGTAAAGCTGATCGACGATGCGCGTTTTCTCTTCGTCAGAAAATGGGCCTGTCATTTTCCTCAATGCGCTTTCTTTGGAAACGGCTTTATCTGTCGCTGATATTGCTCCACCGATTGCCGCGCCCATAAGACCTGCAACACCTCCAGCCATTGCCGCGCCTGCTTTAATTGAAACTTTAGCAGCCTTCTTCAAAGCATTATATCGGCCCTCTGTGGTTTTGAGCGATGCCGCAAACTCTTTGTATTTCTGAACGAGCTTCGTTATGCCGGATAAATCTTCTTTAAGAAGCTCTTTGAGCGTCTTTCGATGCTTTGTTGTTTCTCGAAGCTCAGCGCCCTGTATTTTTGCAGCAACACGCAGCTGCTTATTCCTTTCGAGAAGCGCTTTGATTTCTGCATCCGTCCCTTTAACCACTGTTGCAGAAAGGCGTTTTTGTTCGGCCATTTCTTCGCGTGTGAGCGTCTGTTTTGCGTTAAGCACCGCAAGGCGCTCGCGTTCCTTCTTCCCTTGCTCTGTGAGGGAATGCGATAATATAACAGCCTGTTTCGAAAGGTCATCCGTCAAGCGTTTTACCTGCTTTTCGTAAGCCTCCGTTTGGCGCGTTACATCCTCTCCATTTGCCGCGCTCGCTTTGATAGCATCGCTCATCGATTTGAGCGACTTGGCAGCGTCGTCGAAATTGAGCGACTTGGCCTGATCCATGAGCGTCTTGAAATTCAGTCCCATTTCATGGATTTCACTTGTTGCCTTATCATCAATATTAAGCGCGATTGTGTATGATTTCAGTGTTGTTTTCGGCATTTCATAACCTCCGATATTCACAAATTCACAAAACTAATATATAATAAATCCTGCTCAAAATCAACCATTGCAGATGGAGGTTTTATGGAAGATGTTTATTTGAAATTTGCGGAATTGTCGCCAATGATGAAAAAGAAAATTGAACGACGTGCATCTATAATTCTCGCAAAGAAAATCACAGTTTTAGAGCAGGCAAAATCCAAAGCCATCAAAGGGAAGGGACAAAAGCCGCTATTCGGCGCGCGACCAAAAAAGAAAAGTGTTTTCGTTTACGGAGCGAGCCAAAACCCAGCAAACGTCCCATTTCTGTTTTCATCATTGCCGACCGCTGGCCGCGTCCCTTGCACTCCACATCCTGTACAGATTGAGCCAGGTGTTTGGCGCTATGTCAAAACAAATTCAGATACGCGCGCAAATCTCGGCGCCGGCGTCGTTGATTATTACACACAGGAAGCGCCGCAAAACGCATATTTCTATTTTGGCCACAAACGAAAACTGATATTTGCAAAAGAAAGGGATGGCGAGAAATCAAGTCTCTATGTCGAAGCACCTTGGAGCATTCCCGAAAATATCAACGAGGCAGAACAACGCGTTTTAGTTGAACAGGCGTTCGACGAAGCTATGAGCGAATTTTAATGGAGGTCAAGAAATGTCACTGAAAGAACTTATTGCATCTGACATCAAAACAATTTTCCTGAAAGATGATTTGGAGTTTGCCGACGCTCTAACCATTGGCACATCCTCGAACGACACTGTTCAAACATTCGGTTCGCTGCAATCGAATCTTGTAGAGAATAACGCAGGCAACGCAAGCGCTTTGCAGGCGTTTTCGTGGATCCTTTATGTCTCGACGGACGACATTGAATCGTTCCATTTTCGCGTGGGCCAAACAATGTACATCAACAATATAGCATATAAAATCCAAACCATTTCTGATGAAATGGGAGTTTCCTCAATCGGTCTGAAAAAGGGAGCATGAACAAAATGGAAATTTACACACCGACGGCAATCATCGACACAATCTGCATATTTCTCCGTGAGTGCATAGCCTCGAGAAAATGGGGAGCTATTATGGGAAAATCATCGGACGCGCCTGAAGATGCAAATTTGCAAATGCCATACGTCTATTCATTTCTGTGCCCTCCAGATGATATGAATGAAGGCTATCCGCAAAAGATTCCGAGTATTACCGTTATGCTTGGAAATATCAGCATAGACCCAAACACCGGCGCTTTTCGAGTCCCTGTGCAGATTCACACTGCTCAAGTTTACCCGGCTGTGAGCGAGAGTGAAAAGGCCGTCCCAAATGGAAACGGAAATTATGACATCGAACAACGCGAAGGCTACACACGCGAAGAATCCCAGCGCAATCTCTACAAGGACGCGTTATATTTGCTTGAGTCCATCGGCTGCATGGTTCAAAGCATGACGCTCCGAACCGAGAATTTAACAATCACTCCACCGGATCCCACTTTGCCGGATTTTCCATATATCACAGGCCGGATCGATTTCGATGTAACGCAGAATGTTCCGTCATCGATGAAACGCAGCTTTGAGAGCAATAAGGCGTTTATCGATTCATGGCTTGGATAAGGCACAAAAAAGCCCATGAGATTTCCCATGGGCTTTTTTATTTATTCCGTGAAACGTGCTTCAAAGACACAATCCACATTCGGAAGGACATATTTATTGTCTGCGTTCTTCACCTGCTTGACACCATTGACATACCATCCGGCGAAGGTAAGTCCCGTCGCTGAAGCGTCGGCAATGCTGACAGCAGAACCACCGGCCTGATTTTCCAAATCGCTTGGAAGCGTCGCGCCTTCTTCATCACTGTCGAATGATACAGAAATAACAGGCCCAACGACACCGCCAGCGACCTCATTGTTATTCTGCGCGTCCATCGTGATCCACGACCAATTCCGCCAAGGGGCAGGAAGCGGACGGGATTCCATGCGGACAGAAACACTCTGATTTCTCAAGTCAATAAACTGAGAACCAATATATTTGCCGCGCATCTGCCTGAATGTGGAATCGTCCAAATTTTCAGAAATGACTGCAACAGGATCGCAAAGCACACAGCCGCCGCAAAGCGTATGACCGATATTCTGATCAAGCACACACACAAAACCTTTCGGCAAGAAGTGAACCATCTTCTTTGTTGCTTCATCTTTATACCCGCCACTGTAAACAACGACGTCAAGCGGATAACCTGAAAAAACGCAGCTTGCAACTTTGCGCGCTCCCTCATAATCGTCGCCGGTCAATGTCGATTTTTCGGAATGGTATGTTTTGAAAAAGTCCTGATATTTACTATCGTTCGCAAGAAGTGCATAGGCTTCCGGCGAAATCAGCAAAACACGCGGCTCACCGCCATGAATTGCAAGACCATCGACCATGGCACAAATGTCATCATAAGGCGTCGCACCACTTTGACCCCACGCAGTCGCAGGAAGGTAACGCTGCTGATTTCCCGTCGAATCGTCAAAGTAACGAATTACAACAGGAACTTCAGTAGGATCGGTCGGCGATTTGGGCATAGTGCCTTCAATCGCATTATTTAGCAAAACACTCACACAAAGCTGTTCAATTTTGCGGGAAATGCGTTCAGCAGCACGGCTTGCAACAATGCGTTTATAGTCCTGGAAAGCAACCGCACGATTACCATCTGCATTATAACAAAGCGTTTCAAAAAGATTTCGGTCCTGGGAAGTCGGATCGATAGGCACCTCAAGACCGCAGCGAGGAGGCTCAACGCTTGTCGCTTTCCACGTTACAACATTCTCATTTTTGTAACCTTTGGAAACCATCGGCGCCACGCCGAAATCACCTTCATCGAGATCGAATAAAACCTCTTTCGTGACAAACTGATCTTCATCATTCGTCGGAAAGAAAACATCTTGAAGAAGTTTCGCTTTCGGCGCATCGATCAAGTAAGTTTTAGCCTGCGTTACAGTGCTATTGACAGAAATTACATTGGACATGATTCACCTCCTTACCGAATGTAATCAGAAATGTTGATTCGTTTATTAAAATCGTTGAGTTCGTCCTGTGCTTTCTTTGCTTCCGCTTTGGCGCCTGTCTTCGGCACTTTCGCATAAGGCTTCAAAAGTTTAGCATAAAGTGCATTAAGACGTTTCTGAGAATCATCATCGCAGGATGCTTCAAGTTCGTCATTGTCTTTTTTGCCTTCACCTTCAAGCACGCCGACGCGGTGCTCAATCGCGTCAAGACGCTCAACAATTTTTTCCAATAAATCGACCTGCGAAATCTCATCCGCTTTCACTTCTTTGTTTTCGTCGGTCTGAACCTGATCTTTTTTTTCTTCTTCCATTTTCTCGCCTCCAAATATGGCCTTGGCCGCAATTCTGAAAGAACCTTCTTTCGATTCACGGCCAATTATTGAATCAATGATTTTATTATCAAGCGCTGTTTCTGCATCAATCCAATGATCCTCACCGTCAAAATCATCAGCTTTGATGCCTGAAATGCGTCTTGAAAGAATATTTAATTGGGCCCGATTCGCTGCCTCAATGCCTTCATCATGATGTGAAGGCGCTCCCCATGCAGAATGATACATCAAAGCTGCATTTCTACTCATGTTTACAATATCGCAAGATAAAGCCACAAGCGACGCAGCCGAAAAAGCAAATCCCCAAATGTTGCAAATAAATTTAATTGCTTTCTCTTCACGTGCATGCTGCATCCTGTCGGCCATCGCAATGCCATGGAATGCAGAACCACCACCGTTAGCAAGCTCAATTAAAATTTCCTCGCCTTCTTCGGCTGAATCAATCGCAGCCGATAACGCTTCAAGTTCATCGGCATCAATATCGTCAAAAAATCTTAAAACCTTCATTGTGCTTCTCCTTCACCGCTAGACGGTGAATCGTTCAAACGCTCGCCTGTTGCAGGATGACCAAACAGGGCCTCTGCCGCTTCGTCAGCTGTAATAAATCCGGCATCAACTGCCTTGATGTAGAAATCCATTTCTTTTGCAGGGTCAAGTGTTAAAGGACTATCATTCGGCAGCCATTGAGATTCTACCATAATCAGGTCACAAATCAAATCATCCTGAATTAATTGTTTCAGAAATACGCCAAACATTGGCTTTAAGAAAAGCTCAATGAATGCCGTTCGATATCGACGAACAGTATGATTAAACGAACTGCATGCGCCTTTTACCGCGCTGAAATTCGCATCAAATTTCCCAGTCAAAACCTGTTCCGGGATCCCGATGCTTGCACCGATCTGTCGAATCATGAAATCGGCAAAATTTACAAATCCGGTGTGTGGCGCTGTCGGCGCAACAAATTTTATGTCTTCGCCTTCTGCAAGATGTCGTGTTTGTCCAGGAATCGAATAATTCACTTTGTTGATGATTCCGTCTATTGCAGAATTTCCCATAGGCGGGAACCAATTAAAATCATTCGATCCCTTTTCAGGAATCAATGGCGCGTCCAAATCACGCGCCGACATCGTCGCAAATGGATTGAGCGTCTGATTTGTGTTCGTCGTAATTACAAGGCTCATATTTGCTTGTAAAATACTCATCTGCGTTTCACTGTCACAGTATGCCAGAACGCTCCAAATCTGCGTCAAAACAGGCGCTGTCAATGGGAGGCCACGCAGCTGATCTGGACGTTCCTGCATAAAAACATGCAACACCTGCAATTCTCCTTGATCGTCTTCATACGCAATCCGCTCCCATTTCCGATGGGAGCCGTAAGGATCGTCACAGAAATAACACGCAACGGGAATACCAAAATTATTGACTTCGATGCCGTCAATAATTGTATTCCCATTTGCCGCCTTTGCTTCGTCGCCATTAAGTAAATCATCCGGCGTCGAAACAAAATCAGGCTCTTTGATAACCCAGCCATTCCCAAACCTGAAGCACCAGGCTTCACCAGAAACTAACATTGTGGAAAAGACAAGCGTTTCAAGCTGTGTCAAAGTATTTCGATGATGCGCGTCAAGCGCGTGCGTCATCGATATGCGTTCCCATGCCTTTTTTATATCAGAAATATCATAGGATAAAATTTCACTATTCGGCTGTTCGTATCGAATGCCAGAACCAATGACGGCCCGAACTAAACAATCATGAATTGCGCGTGATATTGTCGAAATTGTGTTGAGGTAACGCGCGCGGGAAACAAGCGTTTTTCTCGAACGCATATCCCGAAAAATATCTTTGCTATTCGCAAAGAATCCCGCCATGGACTGCGTTGTGAATGATCCGGAATTTGCTGAATATCCTGTAAACATTTCTTTTTACCTCTACCCCAAAAAAGGCGGGATGCAGAACGAAGGCGATAAATAGGTGTACGTTGCTGTGTTGCGAATCGGACGGCCATTTAATATGGCAAGGATTTCCTCGATCTGTGCCTCAATCTCACGAAGTCCTTTTTTCATATCCCCCAATGATGCGCGAGATTTCGTCACGCTTCGATTCCCCAACGAATAGGATGCAGTCATTTGGCCGGCAGAAAGTTCGAGAATGGCAGTATATAACGATTCGCGAATCTTCCACAGCTGCTCTAAATCCTGTTCCAATTTCTCACGATATGTTTTCGGAAATGCCATTTCAAACCTCCACGAAAAAGCCGGCCAAATGGCCAGCTTTTTTATCCCAAAAGTTCGTTAATCCTTGCACGATAATCGATCCCGTTCACTCGGAGCTTGCTTTGTGAACGATCTATGTCATAGTGCACAACGTTGTTAGAATCGGTCTTCGTAATCGAAACACAATTCATAGCATAATCCGCGACGGCCTGTGATCCAAGCTCTTTTGCACCTTCCGGAATCGACGTTACATAACCACCACAATTCACCTGAAAGCCGACCACATCAGACAATCCGTTTGGCTGCAAAACATTCTCAGTCCACAGAATTTTCCACTTTTTCAATCCGGGCCCAATGAGTTTTTGAGTCTGTGGATTGTCGGCCTCAAGCGATGCAGTCACCTGAATGTTGCCCAGCCGCGTTTGATCGACAATCGATAGAGTTCCCATCATATTGACGTCAGCCGTTTCAAATTCAAGCGCCGGCAATGTAATTGCAACATCGATCGCCGACGGCTCCGATTCTGCTTGTCCGTTATCGTCAAGCGCATAAATCGCAGCGCCATTGATATGTGTAAAACGATTGATTTGATTTAACGCCATGATTTAACCCTCCAATAATACGGCATAGCCTTCAGAAGTAAAACCAACTTTGAGGTCAATATAACGCGCAGGCGGTGTGGTCGTGATGATATTTGTGAAGTAAAATTCACCGCGCTGAATAGTCTCAATCGTATTATCCAGCGGCCTGAACTCACATTTAGGATAACCAAGAAGCGCGCCGATTGCCTTCAAATAATCCAAATAACTTTGTTCTTCTGTGATTATATCTTTGCGCAATCCAAGGTTCATGGGCGCATCGATCGCGTTTCTCCATTTTCGTTGGAATCGATTCCCAAGCATGAGCATCATACGAATCGTTGTATCGAACCTCGAACGCTCATCAGAAACCGTATTATTGGTAAGCGCGGATGTGCCATCTCCCCATGTGTAATAGACATTTGAACCGATATTGATAAACGATGTAATGCCGCCATCGGCGAGCATTGTGGCCGCTTCCTCTGTCAAAATAACAGGCGAGTCATCATCCGCAAGCGTGATATAAGAAACATCAGGCGCGGGAAGATTGCCGATGGAACGCATCGGGACGTCGTGATTTTGAGCATCCGTCACGGCAAGCAAACACGCTTTGTAAAGCGCACTCGAATAAATGCCTGTTGCTGTTTTTATGTGTCCCCAGCACGCAATAAATCGTTCATTCGAGATTTGTTTACTTCCGATAATGCCCTGAGGAATAACAATACCATCCTCAAGCTGCCCAGCACTTTCAACGACATCATATAGGCAAATCCCATCCCAGTGACCGTTTGCTTTTGTGATGTTTATTTTAATCGCTTGCAAAACTTCGGAAACAGATGATAATGGGCAAACGACAATATCAGGCGTTAAACCGAATTTTGGATAAATTCTCTGAATGGCATAACATCCCGTTTGAGTGAGTTCGGCGCCGACAATAGTTTCAGTCGAAATGTCATTTTCGTCACTTTTGCCATCCACGTTGACGTTGATAAATATCGCCTGCGACATATTCATCATGTCAAAGGCAACCTCTGCCGCTTTGCGAAGTGAGCAATCTGTCGATCCCCATCTTGTTTCATAATCTTTTTTTGATAAAACAAGCTGTGGGTCGTTTGCATATTTCGTCGCATCTGTGCCAAGAACTGCGCCGATAATAACTACCGTCGTTGCTGTTGAAACAGGCGTTGACGCTTGTGATGCCGCAAGCTCTGCATAAATTCCATAGTTCGACATTTTAGCCCTCCCTAATGTGTGGTTTGTTGGTCAATGTTCGCAATCTCTACCAACGCCCAAATCTCCCTCAAAGGCGCATGTATCAAGTCAAGTAAAGAAATATAGTATATTTTGGAAAGGTTCGCAAGTGTTTTGCACAGAACTCTTCAATCGGGGATCAGGTATGAATCAAGCGTTTCGTCGGCGAGTGCAAGCGAATCCGCAAGACCGAGTTTCAGCACGTCATTCAATGCAAGCCTTGAATCACCGCGCATTGCTGCGACCCACGCAATGCCTATGCGCAATTCTGAATCGAGTTTAGGTGAGTAAGATCCGTCCACATTTTTTGTAATGAAAGTTTTAATTTTATTGGCGTTTTGAAGATCTGAAAAGGTCAGTGCTTCCCAATCAAATTTCAGCTCCTTCACTTCCTCGCCTGTTGACAGTTTTATTGGTTTTCGTAGCTCAAACATTTTCTCCCTCCTAAAGTGATTTTAATTTTTTTGGTTTGCGAATTGTCGGCATCGTTGCCGGCTCAGAAATAACTTGTTTTGCCTCTTCGTGATGTTCAACGATTTCTTGTTTCGACGTTTCTTCATCAATCGGCGTTTTGCGGATCGACGCAATCTTGCACGACATTAGCCGATAAAGCTCGGCTGCCGCAAGCGCGTAAACAGTGCAATCAAGACATTCGTTATGGAATCCAACCTTGAGTTTATAAAGCGTATATCCGGACGCGGCTGTTTCCTTCGTTTCGGACGTCATTTGCTCAAAGAAATTTTCGTCGAAATGCGCGTCCGGATCAGCAGTAAAATAAAAGTTTGCGTCACGATTTGCAATGATTGATGACAGCTTATCATAAATAAAATCCTTGCAGAATCGAGTATTGACAAATGTGAGATCGACCTTGCCGGTTCCATTGCCGACGCCTCGAACTGCCTTTCTCGAAATGCGGTCAATGACTGTTTGTTCTTCCACACTCATCAAATATGATCGACCTTTCACTGGCCTCCACCAAGGAATCTGCAAGCCGAGCGAAAGGATTTCGTTGTAGAAATGGCCCCCGCAATCATGGCACAAAAGATTAATGTAGAGCGTGCGACCGTCCACCGTCTTGCAGCGAAAGTCTTTGATATAGGTTTTAAGGCGTCCCCAAACAGACGCATCAAATTCAAGCTCGCCGATTATTTGCGTGTGTTCGATGAAGCATATCTTGTCATGATTCGAACTCATGCCAATGATCACGACCTCGAATAGACTATCCTGGGTATCGATCCCGGCAAAGACGTCCGTAACCCATGAATAGAGCGTATCTTTTGTGTAGGCATGTCGATGAATCATCAATCCTGTATAGTCCGTAATTTCAAAGTTTGGAGGTGTGTAAGGCTCACCAAGCGTCGTATTTCTGAATGATCGGACAGCAGCCAGGCTTAAAGATTCGGCCTGTTTGCGCTCCTTCTCCAACTGCTCCCACGTATATATTTTGTGCATGAGAGTAGCATAGACGCGAAATGATCGACAAATGCGGCCATTATCATCATGATATGGTTCGGCGTTCTTCGGCGCGGCATACAAATGGTCGAGATTGATTATATCACGCTCAGAAAATGCCTCTCCACACGTTTCACATGTGAAGGTGGGTATTTCATTGCTAAACGAAATTTCGTCAAACCTGACCGCATTTGCGGCCCCGCAATGGCACTTCACGCACCAATCTTCCTGCGTTCCCATCAAATAATGCTGTGTGATGGATCCTTCCTCGACCGTCGGTGTCGATGTAAGTACCGCCATTGAGTCTCTGAACCGGAGCTGTCTTTTGAGCGCTAAAAGTATTGGGTCGCCTTCGTTCTCCAACTCTTTCACAAAACGGTCAAGCTCATCCAGAAAAAGATATTTGACTGGCGTTGAACACAAATCCGATGCTGACCCGCTTGAACCGAATAATAAATTTGCGCCGGATGCCAGCGATATATTTGCCACGCTTGAAGACCGATCTTCGACAAATACACCGCGTTTCAAGCTCTTGACATCTGCAAATTCCCGAAGGAAAGGTTTAACGCGATTCTTTGAAAGACGAAGCGCGGTCTTTGCAGTGTCCAGGATGACAAGCGAGTTCGTTGGGTCATAAATTGCCATGTGAGCGAGCAGGTTTACAATCATCTGTGTTTTGCCGCATTGCGCTGGCGTCGATACAACCACGCGACAGTTATGCAGCGTGTCACTTGCTGCGCGTGTCGGCTCTTTGAGATAAGGCGTCACGTCGAAACTGAACGGCCCGGAATCACGAAGAATGACATTTGATTCAGCCCACTCATCGGCATAAATAAATTTTTTGTGAGCAAATGATGGAATATTGTATTGCAAAAATCGCCTCCATCTGAATTATTATCCCCCCAAAAATTTGAAAAGGTCGGTGCCGCCGATTCGAC